GTTGGCCCCACCCACGGAAGCAGCGGCCCGCGCGTTGCCGACGCCTAGCTGGTTCTCCGCGACGCTGCTTGCTACACTCGACCCCATGTTGGCAACGTCCCGCGTTGCGGTTTGACCGATGCCTGCCAGCGAAGCAAGCCGGTTGAAGCGCGTGTTGCGGTCGCTGTTGAAGCGGTTGTAGGCGTTGGAGTACTCACCACTCGCGTAGTCCTGGCCATAGCGTTGCAATGCCTTGCCAGTGCCGCCGCTCAGCAGGCCCCCACGCGCGGCAGCGGAGCGCTCCAGCGCCTTGGTGCCCTCGTTCATACGGAACTGGTAGCCCGGATCAGCCTGGAAGTCCTTCATCGTGAAGAACTCGCGCAGCGGACCACCCGTGCTCATCTCTTGCCCGAGAACGTTCAGCGCGAAGGTGCCCTTATCCCGCCAAGGCTGCATGTCTTGGCGGTTTTGGTTGAACATCTCCAGCTGCGTCTGGTTTGCCAGCTCCGCAGCTTGCGTCTGTGCGTTCGCGCCCTTCTTGGCTGCGCTGTTGGAGGCGACACCGCCGATGACAGCACCCCCTACGACTGCGACTGCTACCCAGCTCATAGTTCGATCTCCTTCTGTTCGGGGCCGGGCAGCGAATCCGGTTCGATCAATTGCGCTTCCAGCTTGACCAGGTCGGTCTCACTGGTGATGTGCACGTTCGCGCAGACAGTCTCCGTATGCGCGTAGCCCGCACGCTTGACCCCTGCCTTGCTGACGCATTGGAAAGGGGCCTGCACACGGATGCGTCCTTCGTCGGTGACTAACGTGATGTCACCCTTGAGCACCATGAAAAGGTGCTCCGTCTTGTGGGTCTTCCCGACAAGTGTCACGCCTGCCGGGACGGTGATGGTCCGCACGTAGAGGCCTGGACCGAACGTATGCTCGGTCTTGATGTCTACCTGCGGCATCTGCAGCATCGCCGCATGCAGGCGGTGGACCGCCCCTTGGGCGACCTCGCCGTGGAGAACGTCAGGCGTTTGCATGGCGGCATTGTGCGTCAGGTGATCTCGCGGCCGCTGGCTCGGATACCGATCACGCCTGCGGTGCTGGCATTGGTGCTAATGAAGTCACCCGCTGCCAGCACGTGACCCACGACCTCAGGAAACGTGTAGGTTTCACCAGCGGCGAGCGACTTGGTCTTGACGACTTGGTTTGCACCGCCGACCGCACCGCCTGAGGCAACGAGGTTGACAGTGAGCGTGCGCGCCACCGTGTCATTGTTGCAGGCGGTGAACTTGTCGATGATGGTGCGGGTGCCGACGCCTGCGGTGTACTGCGTGGTATCGGCAGCGGCAGCAAATACGCCTTCGAAGAGGGGCTTGGCGAGGACAGTCATTGGGTTTCTCCTACGGTTGAGTGATGGCTTGGTTGAGCGCGTCGATCTCCTTGAGGAGCTCGGCGATTTGGGACTGGAGCTGGTCGATGCCGGACATGGCTCCGTTCAGCTGGTCCGTGAGGGCGGTCACTTGCTCGCGCAGCTCTGCGACCTCATTGGTCTGGTCGTCCGGCAGCAGGCAGCACACGGAAGGCGGGGTCTGGTCGTCTACGCCGAGCGCAGGCACCAAGGGCGGAGTCTGGTCATCCGCCGCTAGGGCCTCTACGACAGGAGGCGCTTGATGCAGGTCATCAGAAACGCCGAAGAGCTGCGCAGTGAGCTCCCCGGAACCAGCGTCTTCGAAGAGATCAGCTGCGATGTCCGCGTTGCTCGGTGCAGTGGCCCCGCCCACACGCTCGTATAGCTGCTGGAAGAACATGTACCAGTCACGGGACATGTTCCCAGTCTTCGGGTCCACGAGCGGCACCCGTGGCGGCAGGAGGCGCAGCGGTTCGGTCATGCTGCCCCCACACGCACGCCAACAGACGCGCCTACCAGCGCCACGCGCACCGGCTCCACGACGGTGACCCGGTACACCCGCGCCCGGCTGCGGCCCATGCGACGCCAACGCACACGGCGACGACGCTCGCCGATCTTGCCTGCGCTGGCGTAGTGCTCGTTCGACCAGGTCTTGCCGCCATCATCACTCCACTGGAGGATGACCTGCGGGTCGTTGCCGCTGACACCCGTTGCCACGCTGAGGCCGACACCTGTTTCCATGTCTACCTGCAACCAGTCGAACACCATGAAGCGGTAGTCAGCGTTTGACACATAGGGTGTTGCGCGCACGCGCGGGATCAAGTCGCCGTTGTCCGTGAAGTAGTCAAGGTCCAGCTGGTAGACGTTGCCGTTGGAATGGTCGCCAACGAGCAGCTTGCCGGCGAAGTTCATCAGACACATGGCGCGGTCACGCTCGTATGCACCCGTGCCGGTGTTGCGATACGAGCGCTGGTGCCACATCAGGGTCTTGGAGTCGAACACCCAGGTCTGCTGAGCCGTGGGGAACGTCAGCACGTAGAACCCGTGGCCTTCCTGCTGGTATGCGTACCCTACGGCATCGTCGATGCGGCTCATCTGCCCGAGCGCGTACTCCACTCCATGGTCGCTGACCCGCTCCGGCTGGTAGCCTGCGGCCCGCAGGACCTGACCCTGGCCCTCGTCATTGAACGACAGCCAATACACGGAGTTGTCCATCTTCGCGGGGCTGTACTTGGCAGCCGTACCGTTCTCGATGAACGCGCCGTTGATGCGCTCAAACGGGAAGTCCGGGTTGCCGCTATTCCAGAAGACCTCGGTGCTAGTCTCACCAAAGAGCCACACCTCCCTGTGATCCACGAGCAGGGACAGCAGCTTGTCCGGCGCGCCTTCAGCACTGGCAAAGTCGAGCGTATCGATGTCGGTGCTGTAGAGCTGCGTGATCTGGAACTGGCTGGTGCCGGTCTTGTTGAACACGAAGTAGCCGTCCACGAACGCAACCGAATCCGCGCCTTGGAAGTCCGCGTCCGTGATCTGCGCCATCGTGCCTGCGTTTGGGTTGATGGCGTAGCCCGTGGGGCCTGTGACAAGCATAACGGTCGTCCCGTTGCTTGCCATGCTCACCGGGGTGCTGCCGCCCGTGACGGTGCCGATGAGGGTGCCGACTCCGCCAGTGCCGGTCAGGTACACATTGATCCCGGACACCACGACAGCAACCCCAGCGCTGAAGCGCAGCGCACCACGCACCGCACCGCCTGGGAAGTTCGCCCACAGCCGCTTCCCCGGGGTTCCGATCAACGCCATCACGTTCTTAGCCGTGGGGTTGCCGATCTCCGGGTAGAGATTGATGCACTGCTCCGCCGCCAGCACGGCAGCGCGAGCCTTGTACGCAGCACCGATGAAGGGAAACTGCGCCATAGTCAGATCCCAGTGCGCCAGTCAACGACACCGTTGCTCAGCAGCGCAGCGTCGAAACCGGCAACAGGCAGCATGGACATCTGGTTCGAGCGCTTGAAGTCCCCCTTGGCGTCGGCAGCGATCTGCAGTAGCGCGTCCGTAGCGGGCATGCCAAACTCTGCGCACAGCTCTACGCCGAGGTTGCTGCGCAGCGCCTTGACCCACCCAGGGGGGCCGCTGAGGGAAGTGGCGAGCGCTGCCTGGGAGAGCGTGCGCGTGGTCTGCAGGGACACCGTCATGGCCTCGCTGGGCACAGGCCAGAACACAACGGTCGCGAGCGGGTAGCTGCCAACGTAGAGGACGCGCTCCGGGAGGCCCTGTTGGGTCTTCACCATCATCAGGTCATACTCGGCCTTGGTGATGGGGGTCAGCCCGAAGTCAGACCCGTTGAGTGTGACGTAGCCCCCCAAGATGCCGAGCGGCGGGCGCGTGGTGTTGAACACCCCGCCTGAGCCGATGGTGTACGAGGCGGTGCCCGCCACGAGGTTGAAGGCCTCGTTGGCCGTGTCCCACACGGACAGGCGTTCGGTACTCCAGTTCTCCAGCAGGTCGTTCAGAACCAGCAGGGAATCGTTGAACTCAGACGCCGTGAGGGTCTCGCCATCCGCCAGCACGCCCGCCAGCCTCGCAGCGGAGGCGATCAGGTCAGAGGCGACAATCGGGCTGGGCATCGTTGGATCTCCTTATGTGACAAAGGGGGCTTTTGAGCCCCCTCTCCGATACCGTTGGTATCTGAAACCTACCTGCGCTTGCCTGCGTTGACGTCCCCGCCGACTGGGGGGTTGGCGGGCTTCAGCGTGAGCTGGGCCTGCTCCTTGGCGGCAGCGGCGTCACCCTCGGCTGCTTCTGCCGCTGCCAGAGCTGCGGCTTCCTGCTCGGCACGCCAGTCGGCCAGCAACTTGTCTTCCTCGGCCTTGTCCTGACAGAGGACCGGGCCGATGTGCCGCGCACGCTGCACCCACTTCGGGTATTCCTTGACTTGTTGTTCCATGTTGTGTGCTCCTGTTGGAGCGGGGGCCGAAGCCCCCGCGGCTGGATCAGGTGTAGAGCCAGCAGATCACGCCGACCGCCGTGGTGTGCGTGGTGGGCACGGCGATCGTCGCCGGGATGGTGCCGAATACGCCAGCCACCGAAGTGGTCAGCGTATTCGGCTGGTTGGCCGACAGGATCTTCCGGCTGGTGTCCGTGGTGCCGTTGCACTGCACGGCCACGAAGTACCGGCCCGGGACCAGCACGATCGGGGTCTCGAACGCGATCTGTTGGAACGTGCTCGCGCCTGCGGTCGTGGTGCCTGCCGTGTCAGTCTTGCGCAGCAGCGTACCGTCGGAGCCGTACAGCGCCCCGATCCACTTGTCGGTGCCGACCGTGGTGCCATTCAGGATGCCGATGCCGGTGACCAGCATGTTCGCGTCGACCTGGATCTCCGCGATGTTCAGCGTGCCGGCGACATGGACCGAGCCATTGGTGTCGTACGTGGTCAGTGCGACCGCGCCGAGCGGGGTGTTGGGCACCTTGGACCGCCCTTGGCGCACGCTCGGCGTGCTCTGGCCCCCTTGGTTGAAGAGGGCCACGTTCCCACCGAGCGTGACCTGTTGCAGGGTCCCGGGCGGAGAGCCGGTCACCGTGTCGGTGTCCTTGGCAGTGGCGAGGCCCTGCGCGATCAGCGCGGCTTCGGTGTCGTCGGCCAGCGTGACCACGGCACCGGAGGCGAAGCCCAGGTACGGGCGAGTGAGGGTAACGGACATAGTGTGTTCCTTCCTGTGTGAAGTTACAGCGCGTGCCCGACGGACAGCTCGGGGTACGTTGCGGCCCAGCCGAACAGCACGTCCAGACGCATGATGCTGTTGTCGTTGACGCCGTCGTAGAACTCGGTGACCTTGACGGTGAACCCGTCCATGGTCTCCTGGGCCACGTCGATGACGCCCTTGCCGCCCGGAGGAGCCCACATCGGCACCATCGCCAGCGTGAATGCGTCCTTGTGGCAGAAGATGCTGTCGGTGAAACCAGCGCTGACGGTGCCGAAGATGACGAACGGTTGCGCCGTGGTCGGGCTGGCCGTCACGTTCTGGAAGGCACCGCTGGTGACGATCGCCGGGGAGATGGGCAGCGAGGTTGCACCCAGCGCCACATCGGCAGTCACCGTGAACTGCATCAGCGTGCCAGTGGACTGACGCGACTGCGGGTTGACCGCGAACACGCCCGGGAGCGTGAGCTTGGTGCCCTTGGTGATGGTGCCAGTGGTTGCGACGGTGGTGATCGTCGCACCGGTCTGGCCCGCACCGTTGATGTTGACGCCCGCCACGGCCTGGGAACCGTTCAGGTGGGTGTCCACGTTCTGGTCCATCAGGAAGTTCATCCCGAGGCTGTCCACCATGATGCCGTTGCTGTACTGCTTGTCCAGCTTGCCCTGCGCGTTGAATAGACCGGCGAGGCCCTGCACCAGCGCGGCGTTCAGCGCGGGCGACATCACTGCCGACCGGCGACCGTCACGCGGCGCAGCCATCTCATCCAGGCGTTGCTGCGCGGCGAGGATGGCTTGCAGCGCGAGGGCGCTGGTGTTGGGGGCGGTGCCGGGGGTGCCCAGCTGGTTGAACGTGGCGAGGCGGGCCAGCTGGAGGCCTTGGCGGTCGATCTCGTTGATGACGGTCGCCATCGCCGCTTGCAGCTTGTCGCTCAGCTTGTCCAGGGACAGCGTGCGCTCCAGGCTGGTGAAGTTCAGGTCGCAACCGCCCTGGGACAGGGACAGCGGGACCGTGGACTGCACCGTGGCTTGCGGCACCGCCACGCGACCAGCACGGAACTGATAGCGCGGGGGCTTCTTGATGTTGATCGTCTGGCCGGGCATGTAGCCCCGCGACGCGTTGCCGGTGAACTCGTCCTCCCAGTCGCGGTTGCACGCGCTGGCGAACTTGCACATGTTCTTCAGCACCGCCAGCGATTCCTTCGCGATGATGCTGCAAGTGACCAAGGTATTCGTCATACCGATGTTCCTTCAAGAGTTGTGTTTCTGATTCCTACCGCGCCCACCGAGCCCCCTGCGAACGGCGATGCGCCTCGTACTCAGCCGGAGACATGCTGCTGAGGTCCTTGGTGATCGTTCGTCCTTGGCCGGAGCCGGAGGTGTTGGCGGGCGCGGGTGCCTCTGTCAGCTTCTTGGCTGGCGGGGGCGGTGTCCCAGCAGACTGCGGTTTCGCGAGGGTCGCCTCGATGCGCCCGATCTCACGGGCGGCAGCGGTGGGCGACATGGCGTTCAGGCGAAGGGCTTGGTCCGGGTTCTTGGCAAGGTGATACGCGAGCTGCGGGCCGACGTCGCTGTCCATGATGTGCTCGGCGACATGGTTCGCCACCGGAACATCGGAGTTGCCAACGACGTCGACGTAGTCGGGCGCAGTCTTCACGAACTCAGTCACGCGCCCACTGAACGTCTCTTGGACCGTCTGCTGCGCCGTTTGGGCACTGCGTTCGGCAAAGGCGCTCTTCACCTTCTGGTCGGCTTTCCAGTCGGCGAGGGCTTCGACGAAGTCGGCGTAGTTGTCGTACTTATCCGGGGAAGGCTTCTCGGGTGCGGCCTGAGCCGATGGTTGCGCCTTACCCTGTTGTGCGACACTCCGCCAGTACGCGGCCTCGCGCTCCGCCTCGTGGCGGCGACGCGTCAGCTCGTCGATGCGTGGCTGGACGCCTTTGAAGCGTCCCTTGTCATCCCGTTCCTGGGCTCCTTCACCCTCCTCGGTCGTTTGCGCGGTCTGCGCGGTCTGCTGGGTTGTGCCTGCTTCTACGGAGCCTTCGGTCGTGGTCGCCGAACCCTGCGTACCCTGTGGAGGCTGCTGGGTCGTTTGTGCGGCACCCGTACCGGGTTGCTCCGTGGTCTGCTGGCTGGTGTTTGCTTCGCTCATTGAGCGGTCTCCGGCGACCCCTGTTGCGCCTGATCCATGGGCGGGGCGGCTCCCGTGGGGCGTTGAGCGGCATTCTCACCGGTTTCCATGGCCTGCGCTGTGAACTCCGGCGACGGTTGCAGCTTGGCAACCAGCAGCTTGATCAGGCCGTTGAGCTCGGCAACGTCGTTTGCCTGCACGGCACCGATCTCGGCGATCTCCTTGCGGCTGGCAGCATCTATGCGAGCCTTCTCCAGCATGACTTGGTTGCTGTCCGCCAGCTTCTGCACTTCTTGAAGCTGCCCAAAGAGCTCTTGCAGCATCTGCGGAGCCTGGGACACGGGCACCGGCCCCATCGGCGTGTCGATGGTCTCTTCGTTCTCGTCTTGGCCCTTCTCACCCTTGCGCAGCGCGGGCGGAATGGTCTTCTCGATGCGGTCCGCGATCTCATCGGCCATGGGCCAATCCATGCTTCTGACAACCTTGTCCCCGGCGATCTCCATCAGCTTGGGCCACGCCTGCGCCGTCTGCACCATGCCGTCCACGGCCTCCTGCCGGAGCGTGTCATAGCTGGGGCCGACGCTGATAGTGATGGCGAAGTCCATCACGTCCTGCATGTTGTTCAGGATGGTGTCGACGAGCTGCCCGTTCTCGTCCTGCTCCTGACCAGGGGCGTTGATCTCGACAGTAGACACGCTGCTATCCATGGACATGATCTTCAGCATGCGTGTGCTGTCGTAGACCTTGGGCCACATGTTCAACATGCAGCGCCCCGCATGCCGCAGGGTGATGTTCAGGTTGTCCGTGTAGTGGTAGTTCGCGGTCTCGCCCTGGCGGTCGCGCTTGCTGATGGCGACGCCGGAGGTCTCGTTGCTGCGCGCACCCAGGGACGCATCGAAGATGCCGGTCGTGGCCTTGATGTCGTCGTTGGCGTGCATCGCCATCTGCAGCACGCCAACGGGCAGGTCTGCCATCGGCTGGCGTTGCGGGGGCGGGGCCATCATGCCCGCCAGGGCCTTGGGCTTGTACTCCAGATAAGGGAAGCTCTTGACGTTCGCCTGCGCCCACAGATGCTCCCGGCCTTCGAACTGGCCCTCTGCACCGATGTACGGGGCTTTGGGCCGCAGGCTGATCTCCTCGGTCGCTGCGGTCATCCAGTAGTCGTACATCCGGGCCGGGTCCTTGGCGTTGCGGATGAGGCCGCTGCGGTAGACCTTGCCGTTGATGTCCGTCTCGTCACCGTACACCGGGAACACCGGGATGAAGTCGCACGGGATGTCGGCGCGCTCTAGCACCTGCACAGCGGTCAGCTTGAACCACTGCACGGTCTTCTTCACGCTCTTGCGCGTCTTGACGATGGTGACGCCTTCGGGCAGCTCCAGCAGCTTGTCCTTCCAGCCGGACTCACCATTCGACAGCAGCACTACATCGGCCTTCTCGTACTTGATGCGATAGTACTCGGCGATGCGGACCTCGTTGTCGGTAAGCCAGTTCGCATAGTCACCAGCGCCACGCACGGTCGTCGTACTGCACGGGTCGGCGTCCGGGTAGTTGGCAACGAAGTCCGCGCGCGGAGCCATCGCGCTGAGGATACACCACGTTTGGTCCGAGCCATCCAGCTCCACGGACGCGGGGTCCATGTACACGGTGAACGAGTTGCGGATGCGGCGGAAGGCCAGCTCCTGGTCGAAGCTGTCAGGCCGCGTGTACTGGCTCACGAGGCGGAAGTATCCAAAGCCGATCGCGGCCGCGCTGTTGACCGCAGTGTCGTACGCCACATCAGCCCGGCTCTGGTACTCCACGTGACGGATGCCGCCCTGCACGATCTCGGCGAGCTTGCTGTGCTTCTCGCTCGTGGGGTGCACCTTGATGCTCGGCACGTTCTGCCGCTGGCTATTGGTGACCTGATGCAGGAACGTCGGGATCTTGTTGATGGTGAGGCAAGGCCGCTGCTCTTGCTCGCGCTGCATGCGGATCTTCGGGTCCCAGTGCTCACCCTTCTTGAAGGCGAGGTCGTCCAGGGCTTCCCTGCGGTTGTCACTGTCGGCGGTGATGCTGATCTGCAGGCGCTGCATGCACTCCGTGATGATGGCAGCATCCTCGCCCTCGGACGCGTCACCATTGGCGGGACCTTGCAGGGCCGCAGCGCCCCCGTTCTGGGGGTTTCCATATGCGTCAGCCATGCCAGTCCTCGATTGCCACGTAGCGGAGCGTGTCTACGACACCGACGCTGAGGTTGATGGTGAACCCAGCGGTCGTCTTGCTGGTGACCCACAGCGCAGCGGCTGCGGCGCTACCCCGCTCGAAGAGCACCGTGTAGTTCGCCGACCCCAGTGGGGCAGAGAACACCACGGCCTTCGTGGTGTCCAAGGCGGTCACGGCTACTGCGCCGGAGCGGTGCTGCTTGGCGGTCTGGTTGATGTCCAGCGTGTTGAATGCGTTTGCCATCAGCAGCCAGACAGTTCGTAGCCCACGCTATAGGTGACGGGGTTGGCGTTGTCGGCAGTCACCACGATGCGGAAGGTGCGGGGCACGAAGTCAGACGCGGCAGCGTTCGCGGCAGCGGTGATGCCGGGGCCGATCTTCAGGACAGTCGTGCCGTTGGCAATGATGGCGGTGCCGACGAGCAGGTCGTAGTAGATGCCGTTAGCGTCCTTGCCCTGGATCTTCGGCGTGATGGAGCCCGTACCGGCAACGGTCACATCCACGACAACGTGGAGCGCCCGGGAGTTGTGGTTCGTGCGATCAGCGCCTGTCTGGGTCGTCGTGCGCGCAGCCGAAGCCAGTTCGACAGCCGACTGGTTATTACGCTTGCGGTCCAGCGTCGTGCCGTTCAGCAGACGGACAGTCGCATTGACGCTCATTCCTTGGGCGCTGGTAGCGATCCCGTCTGCCGTTGGTGCGCCCGTCATGGCGCTGCCGTTGGCGTCCACCAGCGCAGCCAGCACCTGACCCTTCGAGCCGACCTGCAGATCGGTACGCTGCCCAGTCGTGTAGGTTGGCAAGACGGCGTTGTAGACACCGCCCACCTTGACCGGGTTGCCGCTGTCCGCTGCTGCGGCAGCCACGCTGCCGCTCGTGGTGCCGAACAGGATCGGGTTGCCGCTGGAGTCGAGGATGTACGGGCCGGAGTTGTCTGAGGTCTTCGTCAGTCCGGTCAGCGGGACCAGGGAGTAACCGGCAGGGACTACGCTGGGCATAGGTGTTTCCTTTGTGGTAAATGGCGCATTCTCACGTGAGGCTGCGCTTCTTTGCTTGGTAGACAGCGGCGTCCAGCGGCTTCAGCTGGAGCTTGCCGGGCGTGCTGTGTGGCAGGCGGGCCATGAGCAGAGGCTGCGCTTGGAACTCCATGAACCCGAACTCACGAGCGTACCAGTCGACTAGCTGGTCCTTGCTCATCGCGATGTGGTCCCCGAAGGGCTGCGGAGCCAGCATCAGGACGATGCCGTGCTGGTCAGCCTCACGGCAGACCGCGTGTACCAGAGTTGTGGCAAACCCGCAGCGTTGCTGGGTGCACTGGAGCTCTGCAAGCTCCCGCAAGTTGCGCAGGCTACCCTCCCCCCTAGCTACCTGCGGCATGCGCAGCACGGCCCGCGCAGGCCCCACGGTGCGCTCCCCCATTAGCTTGGGGGCTGTGTACTTGCTGGTCTTCATCGCATCCATCCTCCCGGGCCGGGCATGTGCATATCGTGGTCTGGGTCTTGTTTGGTCTTCAGCGTCGGCTCTTCCAACGCGACGATGCCGATGCGCAGGGCGTCTGACGCATGAGAGGCCCAATTGTGTAGAGGGCCGAGGCTGATGTTGCGCTTCTCGTCCCACTTCTCCTGGTACTGCTTCAGCGCGTCACGGCCCTGGTCGGTCTTCTCGCGGTCCCACCACATGCGGTTCATCGCCATGCGGACGGCGTCGATACCATCCTTGACCGGGATGTTCGGTGCTACCTCGAACGTGATGCCGAGGCTATCGGCAACTTCCCAACGGCTCTTCCCTGTGCCCAGCTCGCGGACCATGATGTCGTGCGGGCCGTAGTGCTTGCCGTAGAGATAGCCCCGCTTATCCAGCACATCAGCGTAGTGGTCGAAGCCATACCCAGAGGCCTCGTAGTAGTCGATGACCCTGATCTCGCGGCCCACGACCTGCAGGAACCAGATGGTCATGCTGTCAGCCATGCCCAGGTCCCAGAAGGTGATGACGCGCACAGCCTTGTCATAGGGGACCTGCGTGATGCGCCCATCGAACTCAGCGTCGCTCAGGCCCTTGGCGTAGTAGGCTCCGGTGATGGCTGCGTCGAAGTCGCACTCAAACTCCTGCAGGTACTCGTTCTCCGGCATCATCTTGCGGAGCATGGCGAGCTCACCCTCGGCGATGATGCCGGTCTGGCTGGCCCGAAGGACCTGCAGGAACCAGTTCTCTACATCCTCGAGCGCCTGCTTGTACGTCTGACCGAGCAGGTTGCCGTAGCCCTTCGGCGTGCCACTCATGTCGAGCCAGCCCTGGCGGTCACTGAGTGCGGGCAGGATGACAGAGGTGAGCGCGCTGGGGGCTATGTCCTGCCCCTCGTCGACCACGATACCGTCGAAGTACAGGCCCCGCATCCGCTCGACGTTCTCAGCCCCATACAAGCGGATGATCGCATTGTTGTGCGGCAGGCGAATGGACAGCTCAGACTCGTTGGGCTTGCTGCGTCCGTAGGGGCCTTCCACCTGAAGCACGGGGCTTCCGTAGTGCTTCAGGTAGTTCCAGGCGATGTCCTTGGCCTGCACGAAGTACGGCGCAAGGTAGCCGAAGCGCGGGTCCGGGCGCTGGCACAGGGCGGCAGCGCGTATGAGCTTGTTGATGCGCGCAACGGTCTTGCCTGCCCGCCTATGCGCCACTGACAGCGCGAACCGCTTGAGCGTCTGGTGATAGGGCAGGAAGATGCGACGGGGCGTGTACGGGATGACGATCCGCCGCTCCTGCACTTCAGATACCATCGGTATCAGGCTTCTCTTCGCCTGCCCAGGTGAACATCAACTGCACTGGCGCAACAGGGTCGCCCTTCAGGATCATCTGCGCGATGCGGGCGTGCAGGTACGGCGCAGCATCTTTCGCATACACGGCAGCGGCTTCCGGGCCTGCGCGGTTGTACGCGCAGCGCATGGCAGCGAGCATCACGTCGAGCGGGGTTGCGTCCTTGGGCAGTTCTTCACCGCCTTCCAGGATGTATCGCTGGCCTTCAGCGATCTTGTCCGCGATCTCCTTGCTGCGCCGTGTGGCTGCTGAAGGCGGGCGACCACCGTTGCGGCCTCGAGGTTTGCCCACTGGTTTCTTCACCTCGGCTGGCGTCCCGAGGGGTTTGCGTTTGTTCGCCATGTTGAACGCGTCCTTTGTTCGACGGAGGAATCTAAGCGATGGGGCCGTAGTGTGCCCGCTGGCTCGCCGAGACGCAGAGAGCCTTCGCAACAAAGGGGCTAGGTCAAGCAGCGCGCTTGTCGAGCGCCAGTCCGTATGTCTATTCACGACTGGCGGACCTGCAAACCTTGTCGACTAGCCCAGCAGCTAGGACGAGTGAGTACTCACGCTCGTCGATGACTTTTGTGAGCACTCGTGTCGATGACCAAAACCGGCTGCAGCCCGCATAAACGCTAGATTTGGGACGGCTGGATGAGTACTCACACGGCTCTACCCCCTAAAGGGGTATAGAGCACGTGAGTACTCACTCATTTAGCTGAGAGTGAGTACTCACCGTGAGCACGTGAGCACTCATGAAGAATAGCCATTTCTGGCGTGCCCGCCGTTCAAAACGCGCGTGTATTTGCTGAACTCGCAGAGGCAGTTTTGGAAGTCCTGCATGTGCAAACGGCCCACCGGTTTGATCAACGGCGCGACCTCCGCATGGCACGTTTTGATCGCCTGCTGGTAGCTTTTGGGTGTCACACGGGCACCGTAATAGGCCTCCAACCCACGGAGGGAGCCAGGGCCAGGGGCGCTCCAGTCCCACCAGTCCAGCGCGTAGGCCAGCGGGTGCTTTGGGGTGTTCTTCAGGTCGGCCAGCACCTGCGCAGCTAGGAAGCTGCCTAGCCCATCCACGCGGGTCAGTGAAGCATGCGCGTCGGCGAGCATGATGCAGCCTTCCCACAGCCCATCAAAGCACGGCCCGATTACTTGCGGCAGCACATGCCCGAAGACGTAGTCTTCCTTTCCCATCTTCTTGCCGCATGTGCTGATGGTGTACGCGTTGGTCCACTTCTGGCCGTTGATCTTCAGCATGCGGTCATGGCAGCTTGCAACCCAGCCGCGCGCCATGTCTGCGCGGGTAGGCGGGCGTTCAAACTGTTTCAGCGTGGGTATCCAGTTGACCATGCGCGCCATCACCATCGCGAGCGTAGCGTTGGGACCAACGTGTCGCCAGTTATCAGCCAGCCAGCGCGTCACCTTGTCGTCTTCTCTGCGCACGTTGCAATAGCGCACGTTCGCTACGGCGGGGTCGTTGCTCCAGGGTGCGGGGTCACCACGCTCGCGGCGCATACGTACCGTCTCACGCTCGTTGATCCAGTAGGCCAGTTCTCGGGTCTTGTTCATGCAGGCTCCAATGAAAAATGCCCCGCCAGTTTGCACCAGCGGGGCTAACGTCGTTCCCAGAGGTTGCGCGGCACAGGGTGAAAGGAGCCGGAAAGCCCACTGCACCGCGCGGAGCCATTGTGCACGGATACCACTGGTAGCGCGCCACAATGCACCCCTCCCGGAGTACCAATGCCAACACCATACAGCTACGCCACAGGCGTACACAACGTCCGCGTCCGCGTGGCGGAGGACGCAAGCCTCGAAGAGCTGGCGCAGACCAAGCCCGTCCAGCTCAGCGTCGCCGCCATCGAGTACCACAACGCCGACAAGAAGACGCGCGGCGCAATCAAGAAGCAGCTCCCCTACTTTGTGGGCGGGGTTGTGGAAGGCAAGCGCGACGACGCCAACGTGCGCGAGCGCACCCTGCTCACCCTGGACATCGAGCGCGGCCCCAAGCAGACCACGGAGCCTCCACTGCCCGTTGACGTGGTGAAGAAGCTCACCGAGCTGGGTGCTGAAGGCTGGGTGTACACGTCCCTGTCCCACACGCCTAAGAGCCCGCGCTACCGTGTGGTCCTGCCTCTCGGCAAGCCCCTCCCAGTCGAGGACATTGCCAAGGCGCAGGCCATCCTCCAGGCGACCACGCTGCACGCGGCGGACAAGCTGGGGATCAAGGAGTGGTGCACGCCTGAGTCGTGGGTGCTGTCGCAAGCGATGTATCTGCCCGCAGCCCTGCGGGGTAGCAAGGTGTACAGCGTCAAGACCCAGGGCAAGGCATGGGCCAGCAAGGCCCCTAGCGAGCCCGCCAAGGGCACCAAGGCAGCTCCGGCGGACATACCCGACGAGCGCCCGGACTTTGTCCTGCAGGCGCTCAAGGCTGCGGGGCTGTACATCGAGCCCAACGGCAAGCATAAGGGCATGCACTTCATACGGTGCCCGCAGATGAACGAGCACGAGGCCGAGAACGACACGCAGACCGTGTATTACGAGGCGCACTTCGACGGCAACCCCCGCCCCGCAGTGAAGTGCTTTGACACCGCGCCAGACGAGCACGGCCACACGCACCTGACATACAGGAGCCTTGTCCGTTATCTGAAGGACAGCGGCCATCTCACCCAGGACCAACAGAACGAAGCAGGAGTACTTGATGACTACGACACATTCGACGCCAAGTGCACCCTCCAGCGGGTGCTTAGTGAAGAACCTGCTGAACGCCAGTGGGCCATCGAGCGCTTTGCACCAGTTGGGAAGGTCACGGTACTTGCAGGTCCTGGTGGAGTCAGCAAGTCGATGCTTCTGCTCCACGTGCTTATCCATGCAAGTACAGGTAACGCATGGGGAGGATTCAGAGTGGATCAGCCTCTCAAAAGCCTGTATGTCTCCTACGAAGACGACGCTCAAGAAATGCACAAGCGGGTCTATGGACTCGCCGAGGCTCTCAGGCGTGAAGATTCCGGGACTTTTGATGTTCTCTTTGATGTAGCGGGCAGCATCCAGAAGAACATCCGTATGTTCGCCGCTGACGACGAGGCCGCTGCATGGCTGCTGCTCACCAAGCCGGAACGCTTCGGCCCGCCAGAGCGTACGGAGCGGGTCGACTGGCTGGTGGGCTACATCAAGGAGCGCGGGGTCAAGCTGCTGGCGCTGGACCCCGCCGTGTACACCCACCAGCTGGAGGAGAACTCCGTAGCCGACATGGCCCTGTACATGCAGACGCTCACCTACATTGCCAAGCAGGCGCAGTGCGCGGTCGTGGTGCTGCACCAC